AAACCGCCGCAGGTTCCGCTCGAACCGCTCCCGTTCCTCCTCAGCCATCAGGCGGAGCCGGGCCGCCTTGGCCTCCGCGTCACGCTGGTCGGCCTCAGACTGACGTTCCGCCAGAACCCGCATGACTTCCTCGTCCTTGGCCCTCTGCTCTGCGGCCTTCCTTCCCTCTTCCGCTTCTGCCTCAGCTGCGGCCGCCACCTCGGCTTTGACGGCGGCGTCGGGGTCCTCTGACTTCACTGCGAGGGTCCCAGTCATCTGGTTGGCACCCTCGAACACTGGCGAGACCTCGATCAGATCCAGTGAGGCGATGACACGACGTGCGCCGGCGCTCTTCCATTCCTCAGTCATCGGGGCGGTTTTCACGTTCCGGTATCCGATCGACCACTCGCCGTGCTCGGCCGTCTCACGCACGATCTCGAACGACTCCCGGCCCCGCTGGGTGCCCAGAAAGAATCGCCCGGACAGCACCATCTGGTTTTCCTTTTCGGTGACGGTCCCCATGCCGGCCGGCGGCGCTCCCTCGAGGATCGTATCGTGTCCGTAGGCGGACATCTTCACGATGGACCCGTCCAGGATCGCGCCGGGAAGGATGACGTCACCATCCCGGTCGACGATGTTCAGGGTGTTCACCACCGCCTGGACTTCACCTTTGACCACGTCCTTCACTACCAGCGGACCGAAGGACTTCGTCTGAAGAGTGTCACTCATGGCTGTTCCCCCGTCCGTTGCCGTTGACGCGTTCCCTGATGGCAAGCAGGTCGTCCGCAGGGTCGGACGGTTCCGTTAGTGATGATGGTTCCGTCGGCGCCGGCGCCGGCCCGAGATAGACCTGCCGGGTAGGATCGACCTCGAAGCCCAGCATCTCTTGGGCACGATCGACCCGCAGGATGCCCTTTTCGACCAGCGTGCCGATCCGCGTAGCCTTCTCGCTTTCCTCTTCCTGGGAGGCGGCGAAGTCGCTGGTGTCGAACCGGACGCGGAACCGCCGGAGCTGCGTCACGAAATCCGGCAGGACCTGGCTGCCGAGCTGCTTCGCCATGTCGTTCTGCATCGGGCGGACGCAGCTGTTCCAGGCTTCCTTTCGGAGCTCGCGCATCGTCGCGCCGACCTTCGTCTGCTGCAGGCCCGCGCCGAACCCGACGACCGCGGCAGGGACGCCGAGCGCGGCGCAGACGCGTTCTTCCGCGATGTCGCGCAGGTTCCCGAGCATGAGGTTGTTGGGATCGAAGCCGAACTGATCGATCTTGGTCGGGTTTCCGAGCACGAGCCAATCACCGCGGCGGTTCCCGCGGAAGTTCTGCATGTAGAGCTTCATCGCGTCGACGTCAGCCTGGCTGGGCAGCGCCTCATTCGATGACGGCGCGATCACGCCACCGGGGACACCCATGTTCCCGAGGATCGCCGCGGAGAACATCGACGCCTCTTCGTCCGTGAAGACCTCGCGGAGGAGCGGCCGGACCGGGGACATGCCCTTGCGGACGTTCGCGGGATCCAGGCCGAACCGGAAATGCACGATGTCGCGGACCGGAATCGGGATCGGCTGCTGCCCCGAGATCGGGCGATACTCATAGTGGCTGATGAATGCGGATCCGTCGTCCGGCCACTTCGGCTCGACCAGGAAGTGCGGCAGGTACCAGAATCCCAGGACCTGACCGAAGGCGTTCCTCACCTTCTGCCAGTAGCCGTTTCCGTCGAGGCAGAAGCTCACGACCGTTGCCTTCCAGAGTAGGGCGTCCCCGTAGAACGGGTTCGGTCGCATCAGCAGGGTGGTCAGCGCGTTTTCGTCGTCGCGAACCCAGGTATCGCCGCGGCGCACCTCGACCACCGCCTCCGCCTCGGTGAAGTTCCGCATGATCCAGTTGATCGGGCTCATCACCACGTTGGCGTCCAGCGCATTGCCGGTGGCGCCGCTGTAGTAGCGAGCCTGGGACGAGAACTGATCCTTGGGGATGAACCCGTCCTCGGTGACGATCGTCAGCGCCTTCGAGTCGACCTCGGACGAGGATTCCATACGCTCGAGCCATCCCATTTAGCGCCTCCGCAGGCCGAGGTAGAGAAGGACCAGACCGAACGCCACCCAGCCCGCCGGCGGGAAGACGGATGCTGCGCCCCACGCCACCATCGCCCCCCCGCCGTAGACGTGGAGGTCGCGCATGTCGGGCAGTGCATCATGGAGCAGTGACCCCGCGCTCCTGAGGCGCCGTGAGAGCGCCTGCAGTCCCCTGATCAGAGCACCCATGCCAACCTCCGTTGTCCCTCGCCCGCGGTGATGGCGTCGGTGCGCGCTTCCCAGCTCAGCGCGCCCGCGACGCCCAGGTCGATCTTGTTCGGGCTATCCGGTCGTTCTTTCCGCAGGATCCACAGCGGCTTCTGCTCTTCACTCTCGTCCACCAGGTTGGTGTAGAGGCGGCAGGCGTTCCCGATGTGCGCGGTGAAGCGCGGATCCGCGTCGTGGCTCAACTCCTCCGCCTCCATCGCGGAGACGTAGCTCTTGAGGGCGTAGGCCATCGGCTTCCGCCGGTTGGTCCACCACTCCACGACCCGCTTGTCGCCGTACTTCCCAGCCCACCGCGCGATCCAGGACTCCCACTTCGGCGGGTCGCAGTACATCCGGACCACCTTCCACCGCTCGAAGGCGTCCGAGACGACTCCCGTGACCTCCTCGACGACGACCCCCCAGCCATCGGCGGCGGTTGCCGGCTTCTCCCAGCAGCCCAGCACCCACTGGTGCCCGGTCTCGAGCTCGGTGCCGATCAGGGCCGTGGTGTCCTCGTACCGTGAGCCGTCGAAGCCGAGCGTGATCGGGGCGCCCTTCGGGGCGACGTAGCCGGGACGGGCGAGGGACTTCCAGCGTGGGACGTCGAATGCCTTCGCGGTGGCCTGGACGCAGCGGTTCAGCCAGACGCGCTCGACGTAGGCGGGGTCCGCGTCCGCGTCGCGGAAGCGACGCATGATCCGCTCGGGATCGGACCAGGCGGCGATATAGGGACCCGATGCCTCGAGGATCGCCGCCTTGAGGCCGGCGTCCGTCTCGAGGTTGTGGCTCGCGGAGGCTTCGCGGTGGAAGAAGAAGAGCCGGGACGCGTAGTCGCGCTTCGCGTCCGCCCGCTGCGCGAAGCTCATGGTCGACTCAGCGACCGAGCCACCCCCTGGCTCCGGGGCGGTGGTGGTCTCGAGCGCCCACGGATCCGCGAGCGGTCGCTTTCCCATGTTCGCGAGCATGACCGTCCAGGCCCGCTTGAGATGATCGAGCGTGAACCGGTGCGTCTCGTCCGCGTGCTGGAACGTGGTCCGGGCACCGTCGCGCGCGTTGGGAGTCGCGGAGACGGCTTCGGCCTTGCCATCACCGCGGAGCCGCACGATGCGCTGGAGCCCGATGTCGAAGTCCGAGGCGATCGTGCTCTCCTCGAGGATCCGACGGAGGGCTCCATAGGCCAGCTCCTCGGACTGCTCCTCGGTGTACGCGATCATTGGGATGTAAGGATCGGTGACGCCCCGTGGGATCGGTTGATTCGGCATCCCGCGGATGGTCTTGAAGCCGGCGCAGCGGACCGGACCGTCGGGGTGGAGCTCCGCCGCGGCAACCCAGGCGGCGATCTCGGTCTTCGCCGATCCCTTCCGGAGGGAGAGCGCACACCGCTCGAACCGCCGCTTCCCAGCGCGCGGGTTCGGGGTCCGGGTGCGGCCGCGGCCTTTCCGGTGGAAGATGTAGGGCGGCTCGATCTCGTACAGCTTGAAGATCCACGCCCGGAGCTCGTCGTTGAGCTCGACCGGGTGACCGAAGAGGTCACCAGGGCCGTGCACCAGGTTGGCCTCGATGAACTCGCAGACGTCCGGACCTAGCGTAGGCCACGGCTCGGGGTCGGGTGGCGGGTACATGAAGACCGTCACGTCACACCACCTTCAGCACATCCCGGGGATTTTTCTCCGAAAGCTTCTTCAACCGCCGGGCCTTCCGCCGCGTCTTGGTCTGTTCGACCGCTTTCTCGCCTTTCTCGATTTCCCACTGCAGCCGGCGCCGATCGATCGGCGAGAGCCCGAACCGGACCTCCTGGAGCCGGATCTCGGCCGCGGCGATGAGGCGCGCCTTCCCGTTCTCCGCGGTCCAGAATACCTGCTTCAGCTCGGCCAGCTCGTAGAGCCCACCCCGCACGTCGGACTCGAGGTACTCCGTGGCCATGGGGGAGGTCCAGACGGCGTGCCACCACTCGACGACCTTGGTGTGCCAGTTCTCCGTCTGCTTTTCTCGAGGTGGGAGCTCGGGCACCTTGTTCTTCGCTGCGGACTCCGGCGTCGGCAGCGTGGCCGCGCCTGGGGTCCGGTTGCGACGTTGCCGAAGGTGCGCCGGTTTCGGGGTCGGTGGCATTACGCAACCCGGCGTTCCGCAAAACCGGTGGACCCGTACGCACAAAAAGCCGCC